ACCATTGTCTTTCTTACTGGTAACCTTTCAACAGACGGCGTGGGCGACAACCTGAAAGCGCATAGCCGTAACCGACTGGTTCCCGTAACGATCAGCAAACCCGATGCCGAGCAGTGGATTGAGTGGGCTATTGGTAAAGGTATCGAGCCCGAGGTGATTGCGTGGGTCAACCGATTCCCTCATGCAATGGCTAGCTACACAGACGCAGGGCAAGGCGACAACCCCTACATCTTTAACCCTAAGAACTCTCAGAAGGCTTTCGTATCACCACGCTCGCTTGAGACAGCGTCTAACATTGTTAGGTCACGCAAAGATAACGACCCTGAAACTGTGATTGCGGCTTTGTCCGGTGCTGTGGGTGAGTCAGCCGCTCGGGATATGCAAGCATACATTGAGTTCTCAGATCAGTTGCCGACATGGGAGTCAACGATCACGCATCCCAAGACAACGGCAATACCTACGTCAGCGGGTGCATGTGCCATTGTGGTATTCGGTGCGATTGCTCGGGTAGACAAGACAACCATTGCCCCATTCATGGAGTACCTACAACGATTCGATGCAGAGTGGCAAGCGGTGTTCGCTATCAACATTGCCAAGACACCAAGCAAACAGAGTATTGCGTTCAGTTGCAAGGCGTTCGCTGATTGGGTGGCTAAGAACCATGACCTTCTCTAAGAGAATTGGTAACGCATTTGTGCGTAGGCAAACGACAGTAGACAAGAGCAAGCATGACCCGAAGTTCAAGGTAGTTGTTGCTCAACTCTACTACACAGGCAAGTATGAATTAGTTGACGCTAAGGATTACCCAAGTGCATTTACTGAAACCCAAGAAGTTATATCAGTGCACGACACGTTTGAAGAGGCGAAGTTATTTGCCGACATGATTAACAAGCAACGACATTTAGAAGGAACCTAACAATGTTAGAAGAACGTAAATTACAGAAGGCCAAGATCACGCTCATGCGTAATCCTAAGTTCGCCTTACTCCAAGGTGTGATGATGGTTGGCCGTACTAGCGTAGTGGATAACATACCCACTGCATCTACCAATGGTAGGGATGAGAAGTATGGGCGTAAGTTTGTGGCGGCTTTGACCGATAAAGAATTGGCATTTGTCGTGGCGCATGAGGTGTCACACAAGATGTACAGACACTTGACTACATGGAAGAAACTCAATGACGAGAATCATAGCCGTGCCAACAGTGCTTGTGACTACGTTATTAACCTGATGCTTCATGAACTCGACCCTAACGAGGATGTGATCTCCATGCCTAAGTACAAGGATGGGATTATGAAAGGTCAGCGCATGGGACTGTATGACCCACAGTTCAAGGGCATGAACTCCAAGCAAGTGTTCGACCTACTCGAAGAGAGCGATGGGGGTGGTGGGTTCGATGACCACGATTGGGATGGTGCGAGAGAGATGAGCGAGGAGGAGAAGAAAACCCTTGAGCGTGAGATCGACCAAGCTATTCGTCAGGGTGTCATGGCACATGAGAAGGCACATGGCAAAGGTGCGGGTGGTATCGGGCGTGAGATTGATGAACACTTGCAACCCAAGATCAACTGGCGTGAAGAACTACGCGAGTATGTGAAAGCTACATGCAACAACAAGGACACATCGTCATGGCGCAGAGTCAACCGCAGATACTTGTCTGCCGGTATGTATATGCCGAGCATGATCGGTGAGAAGGTTGGACACATCGTAGTAGCCATAGATACATCGGGCTCCATCGGTGGGCGTGAGCTTGACGAATTCTTAGCCGAGGTGAAAGGCGTGGCTGAGGAAGTCAACCCCGAGATGGTTGATCTTATCTATTGGGATGGCTCAGTGGCAGGGCATGAGAAGTATGAGGGTGCGGAAGTATCTAACATTGTTAGCTCGACCAAACCCAAGGGTGGCGGGGGCACTGACCCTAGTTGCGTATCTCAATACTTGCGTGACGAGGCTATCAAACCCGAGTGCATCATTGTGTTGACCGATGGCTATGTACCGAACTGGGGTAGCGAATGGACAGCACCGACTATGTGGGTAATCACAGGAGGTAACGATGCTGTTGCTGACAATGGTAGAACGATTCACATTATGGATTAAGGGAGGCAGTATGGTAATAGTAGATATTGGATACAAGAAGTACATCATGCCCAAAGAGAAAGCCATGCAGTTAGTGGAAGTCTTAGAAAGCGCAGAGATATACGAAGAGAAGTATTGGAGTGAGGACAGGCGCAAGGAGTTGGGTATGACTGAGCCGTACACCTACCATGTGTACCCGAACGAAGCCAACTTCAGTATGCAAATCATAGGCGACAGTAAATATCAAATGGCTAGATTAGCCGGTAAACCACAGGAGAACTGAAATGACACCCGAAGAAATGAAGAACGAAGGTATACGAATCGTTACGCGGTTCGCTGAGCAAGAAGTTTCTAATGGCGAGGGCATGGTTATCTTAGCTATGACCTTGGCTCATACATTTAAGACTAACAAAGTATCCAAGTTCGAAGCAATCAACCGCTTTGCCACAATCGCAAACCAAGTATATGGAGAACCAAAATGAGTATTAGTGCATCAGCAGTGTTAGTGGAATTGAACATCAGCGTGTGGCCTGCATCAAAGCTAGACCGCGATACAACGGCACAAGTGAATACTGACGCATCAGCAGTCGTAGACGCAGCGCGTGTCCACAAGAACCTATTCGCAGGTACTAACTTGCGTAAGGAGATCGAGAACTTTGCCGCCAAGGTTAGGCTCTATCACAATCAGCGAACGCTACCATGGGCAGACAAGGGCGAGCGTATGTTGCCGACTGCGTTGTTTATGGAATACAAGCAGACCATGAACGCATACGAGCAGACGTTCAATGCCATGTGTGGCTCATTCTTTCACGCATATCCTGAGCTAGTGAAGGATGCACCTACGCACCTAGGCAAGATGTACAGAGCCGAGGACTATCCCGACCTTGAGGATGTGAAGCTGAAGTTTGGGTTTCGTAGAACAGTCAAGCCTGTGCCAGAGGCGGGTGACTTTCGCTTGGACATACCTGCGAATGACTTAGCCGAGATGCAAGCAGAGTTCACTGCACAACAAGACAACAAGCTAGCTGACGCTATGCGTGAGCCATGGGAGCGGTTACATGAAATGCTAGTAGGCATGTCTAAGAAGCTCGACGACACATCGGGTGGTAAGAAGCGATACCACGACACACTGGTGAGCAACCCGCTAGAGCTTTGCTCATTGCTTACTAAGATGAACATCACCAACGACCCCAAGTTGGAGGAAGCACGCAAGGAACTAGAGCTAACAATGTTAGGTACTAACATAGATGCAATCAAGGAAGACGAGCACCATCGCACCGAGGTCAAGGCCAAGGTAGATGCAATCATTAAGAAATTTGAATGGTAAGGAGTAGATCATGGATGCAAGCACCGCAATGACATTGAGTAACGTCACCATTAGCGATAAGCTATTGTGTGGTAGGCGTAAGAGTGACTTTGACTTCGCAGTGGAGAAACCCCTGCACGAGATCATGTGGAAGGTTATCACCGAGAACCCGACATGGGAGTTCAAGGTACATGAGTATTACGGACAAGTTAAGAGTGAGACCATGGATACCCGCCCACGGATCACAGTTTCTAAGTTCGCAGTATTCAAAGATGGAGAAGAGATCGGCAAGATCGACCGAGACTATCGCTACGATCAGGGTGGGCATGTGTTCTCTATCACTAGCAATGCGATCAGAAACGAGCGTGAGCGTATAAGTTCGTATCGCACTAAGGATGCTAAGAAAGCCCTAGCCGCTATCAAGAAAACATTCAGTAACAAGAGTGTAGGCGAGCGTGTGAACGAAGCGTTGGCAGAAGCTAACCGAGTTGTTGGCAGACAAACAAGTCGCAAGCGTGGAGATCATCAGAGTGCTTTGCATAGTCTAGTACCGCTTATGAAAGCGTTTGCGTTTGTACAACACCCTGACGAGTTTAAGAAGTATGCAGTAATCAGTGGACAGGCGCACAACCTAGCCAAACTACGAGAGGCGGAAGCCGAGATGCTTACTGTTACTGACATAGAAGCTAAGTTTAAATCAGATAAAGGTACGAGCCTAGTCTTACTATCTAGTGGAAAGTACTTAGTTAAAACAGGTGACGATATACAACTTTACGATGATAATACACTCCCACTTGACATGAGAGGTAAGTTGGGTATGTTGAAATTAGTAGAGCCTGAGCAGATGATTGAGGGCGTGGGTTGCCGAGCCACTACCGAAGTCTTTGTCTTACTTACCGCAGAGCGGGAACTGGCATAGTGAAACAGGCTAACAATGTTAGGAGAATCTAAATGAAAGACGAAATGAAATACCAATCCAAAGCAATCCCACTGAGGCCATGTACTGACCCAAAGTTTAAGTACCGCAATGCTTCACAGACTGACGTACGTAGAACATGGCGAAAGGCCCGCCTACTTATGTTGCTAACCAATGGGGCCGCTTATGAAAGCCGTACTTGAGTTTCAGTACCCCGAAGACGAGTACAAACTAGAGCACGCACTAAAAGGTACGCAGTACTACGATGCACTGTGTGAGATAGATATAATACTTGCCGCTCCGTATACCAAGGCAGACGCATACGGGAGAAAGCTATGGGTTGGCGTAAACGTCAAATGGTCAAAGCTCAACTCAACGAGGTATCCGAGAAGATACGTAACAACACGCTAGAAGAAGTAGCGCAAGAGTTTGACATGATGAAAAATGGTGGGGATACGTCAGCATCCTTTGCCGTATTTGTACGGGGAATGAAAAGATAATGCCAAGACCTAAACCGCCTGAGCCACTTAAAGGTCGCAACATGCGAATGTCTGATATTGAGTATCTTATGTTTATAGAATTAGGAGGAGCCGAATGGCTAAGAAAACATGTTAAGCAAAAAGCAAAGTACCCAAAAGGATACTACGAAGCCCTTGTCAAACAAAGTGCTGACTCAGGAAGAGCTAATGGCGTGGTGGCCGTTCACGCGACTAGACCCGAAGCGATTCCCCAAACTAAAGAAGCCACAACAGGATTATGAGGAGGCAACATTTTGAACACAGGAATTGAGTATTTAAAGTTAGAGAAGAAACGCAAGGGGCGGGGGCTTGGTAAGAAACCCGCATTAACTTGCACGAGCTTGCGACTGCCGAAAGAGGTGATGGATTATTTCGACACCAACCATCGAATGTCAAAGCAAGCCAAGATGAGAGAAGTTCTTACCGAGTACGTTAACAACCAAACAGGAAATAAACCATGACAATCAAAAAAGTAACCAAAGCCGCACAAGTGCGTAACTACGTAGCCAAGAACCCAAAGGCCAAACCCGCAGAGGTAGCCGAGGCTATTGGCGTTGGACTTCAGTACGTATACACAGTGCTGTGGAACGCAAAGAAGAAAGCCGGAGTGAAGGCAAAGAAGACTACGCTTACGCTACCTAAAATAAAGAAAGGGATGGCTGAGCATAAGAAAATTATGGATGAGACGATAAAGGGTTGGAAAACTCTGTCCATTACTTCATCCAACACACCTATGCAGATCGAAATGTTCGACCCAGTAGACCATCCTGCCCATTACAAAGTAGGTGGAATCGAAACCATCGACTTCATCGAAGCAAAGAAGCTCAACTACAACATCGGCAACGTGGTGAAGTACCTGACTCGTGCCGACCACAAAGGCAACAGGATGGAGGACTTGCGCAAAGCCCAGTGGTATCTGACTCGTGAGATCAGCGCACTAAAGTAAAACGACCTAACAATGTTAGGGTAACCCCCAACCGCCTTCGGGCGGTTTTTTTACGTCTGTACTATTGACAAAGTAAAGTGATGTGCTATATTGACTCCATAAACAACTGGAGTGTTAGATGGCAACCACACCTGAAGCCAAGGTCAAAGCAAAGATCAAGGCAATCCTCAAAGCCCACAACGTCTACTACGCCATGCCTATCGGCACTGGATACGGAAGCAGTGGCGTTCCCGACTTTCTCTGTTGCGTTAACGGCCACTTTGTAGCTATCGAAGCCAAGGCTGGCAAGGGTAAGACTACCGCACTACAAGAGAAGAACCTTAAGGCTATCAACGAATCCGGTGGCGTAGCCGTGGTCATCAACGAGAATAATGTTGATAAGTTGGATAACTGGATAACCAATGGGTGCAAAACAATATGAACATCATTACAGTTGACTTTGAGACGTTCTACTCCCGCGAGGTAGGCTTTGCCAAGCAGACTACCGAAGAGTACATCCGTGACCCACAGTTCCATGTCGTAGGGGTATCAGTGCAGGTAGATGACGGAGAGCCAGAATGGTTTAGCGGAACGATGGTTCAGACTGCCGAATACCTCAAGCAATTCGATTGGGCAAATTCACTGGCACTAGCCCACAACGCCATATTTGATGGGGCAATCCTAAATTGGCACTTCAACATTAAACCAAAGGGTTGGTTGGACACACTCTCCATGGGCAGAGCCTTGCATGGCACTAACGTAGGGGGCAGTCTCAAGGTGCTAGCGCAGTACTACGGCATAGGCGAGAAGGGTACAGAAGTTGAGAACGCCCTTGGTCTGAGACGGATCGATTTTTCCCCCGAGCAGTTAGCAAGGTATGGGGAATACTGCATGAACGATGTAGCCCTGACATGGCAGTTGTTTGGCAATATGAGCAAAGACTTTCCGCAGATAGAGCTGCGCTTAATTGACTTAACCATACGCATGTTTACAGAACCGACACTGGCGCTGGACTTGCAAGTACTCGGTGACCACTTGGAATCGGTAAAAGATTTAAAAGCAATGGCGCTAGGCGCGTACGAACTAGGCGACTTGATGAGCAACCAAAAGTTTGCGACGAAGAGTTCAAAGCCCTGCTTGAGCATAAAAATCCCGCAGTGCAGGCGATGGTAGGCGCACGCCTTGGCACGAAGTCGACCATCGAAGAGACGCGAACCGAAAGGTTTATTGGGATTGCCAAGCGAGGACTTATGCCAGTTCCCTTGCGATACTATGCCGCTCACACAGGGCGGTGGGGCGGTGATGATAAGCTCAACCTACAAAATATCCCGCGCAACTCCCCCCTGAAACACGCTATTTTTGCGCCAACAGGATACGTGATGATCGACTCAGACTCATCGCAAATTGAAGCCCGTACGCTAGCATGGCTTGCGGAACAAGACGACTTAGTGGAGGCATTTGATCGTGGCGAGGATGTATACAAAATCATGGCATCTGCTATCTATGGCAAGGACATCTCGGAGATTACGAAAGACGAGAGATTCGTTGGTAAGACCACTATCCTTGGTTGTGGGTACGGGATGGGGGCGGCAAAGTTTCAAGCGCAACTCAAGAACTTTAACGTGGAGATTACATTGGGCGAAGCGACACGGATTATCGACACGTACCGCACAACGTATCCGAAAATTACTGCACTTTGGAAGAAAGCGGGCCTAGCCCTTGAAGCCATGTTGCGTGGTAGTGCTACAGAATTAGGTAGAAACGGAGTGTTACTTGTCTGCGGTAGAGACGGCATCCTTTTACCCAACGAGTTATGGTTACGTTACCCCAACTTGCGTATGGTTACCGCTGAAGACGGACTGCGTAACGAATTGGTCTACGACACCAAGCGAGGCAAAGCCACTATCCCCAACCGAATCTATGGCGGCAAGGTAATTGAGAACGTATGCCAAGCCCTAGCCCGTATCGTGATTGGTGAGCAGATGCTAATGATTGCTAAGAAGTACAAGGTTGTGATGACTGTGCATGATGCGATTGCCTGCATAGCGCCGAAAGCCGAGGCTAAGACTGCGCAAGAATACGTAGAGATGTGTATGCGTATGCGCCCCAAGTGGGCGAAGGACTTACCGCTTAATTGTGAATCAGGATACGGACAAAACTATGGCTCTTGCTAAACAACTCATTTGGTCATTCAGCAGTCTTAAGACCTTTCAGCAGTGCCCTAAGAAGTACTACCATACCAAGGTTGCCAAAGATGTAATCGAGGGGGATACAACCGCTACGCTATACGGCAAAGAGATGCACACCGTCGCTGAAGAATACATTCGAGATGGCAAGCCGATACCAGAAAAGTTTGCATACATTAAGTCTTCTTTAGATAGACTAAACGCCATCCCCGGAGAGAAGCATTGCGAGGTAAAACTAGGGTTAACCAAAGACTTAGAGCCTTGTGAGTTCTCAGCCGAAGGCGTGTGGTGGCATGGCATTGCCGACTTGGTCATCATAAACCACGAGAAAAAGTTAGCCTACTCGGTCGACTACAAGACAAGCAAGAACGCACGTTATGCCGACATGGGTCAGCTAGACTTAATTGCCACTGCTTTGTTTGCCAAGTACCCCGAGATCGAGCGGGTCAAGTCTGCGCTTATGTTTGTAGTCAGCAAAGAGTTTGTAAAAGCAGAACATGATGCGAAAATGAAGTCTGTGTATGTACAAAAAGTACTGCCCGACATTGAGCGGCTTGAAGGTGCATTCATGAGCGGGGTGTGGAACCCCAAGACAGGGCCACTGTGTAAGTGGTGTTCAGTTAAACAATGTGAATACAACAAAGGATAGATATGCCTTACGTAAACAAACCTCGCCCCTACAAAAAGGAATACCAACAACAAGTTGAGCGTGGCGAGTTGCCCGCACGAATGGAACGCCAACGTGCCCGTAACGAGTACGACAAAAAGAACCCCGACAAGAATAACGATGGCACTGCGGATTCTAGGGAAGGCAAGGACATTGCCCACGTCAAGGCGCTGAGCAAGGGTGGTTCTAACAAAGATGGCACGAAGGTGCAATCCCCAACGGCCAACCGCTCGTTCAAGCGTAACTCACAACACAAATTGGTGACAGAAGTAAGTGCCAAAGAACGTAAGAAAAAATGAACTTATCAGAGTACGACTGGCCAAGACCCCATGGCTTTACTCCGTTCGATCATCAGAAGGCTACCGCTGAATTTCTAATCAGCAACCGCAAGAGCTTTTGCTTTAACGAGCAGGGCACAGGCAAGACCGCATCAGTGATTTGGGCGGTGGATTATTTGATGAAAGTTGGAGTAGTTAGCCGAGTGCTTATTGTCTGCCCTCTGTCGGTGATGAAAGCCGCATGGCAAGAGGATCTGTTTAAGTTTGCTCTGCATCGCACAGTAGCCATAGCTCATGGCGGAAGAGAGAGACGTAAAGAAATTATAAATAGTGACGCTGAGTTTGTCATCATTAACTTTGATGGCG